CCTTGCGGCACTTAGTTGTACTAAAGCACCATCGGGAGAACCGTCTTCATACAGACCGCGATACATGTCAGAGTATTGTTCGCCGTGCATCTGAAAATACTTTACCAGAGTGTCATCGTCGGACATATTGTCTTGTTTGAGTATCGACATCAATTCATCTTTTGGCATGATATTGTAGAGCCTTTCAAACACCGCCTCATAGTCCTGTTTATAGAAAAGTTCCTTGAGGTTTTCTATGTAGTATCTCTTGTATAACTTCTGTGTGTCTGCGTCATCCGCATCCCAGAACAATCTCTGAATGCCGTAGAGTTTCACGTTCTTCATAAACTCTTGTTTTATCTTTGGTAGTTCATTCTTATACCACAGTCTGCGATATAATGCAAAACACTGCATCCAACTTACATTCCAAAAGTATCTTGCGGGCCCGCTAAGTGTTGCCTCTTCATATACAATTTTGTGTTGTCGAGAAATGTATCTCTCCTTGTAAAAATCATAGATGCCATCTGCATCTTTGTTCCAGTATAAAGATTGATCACCCCGTTGCAACATCGGGTCATCTGGGAAGTCTGCCAAAAACTTTTTGTGCATGGATATCATATCACCAGTGTCAAAGATTTCTTTGATGATCTCTTTGTGGTGCGGTTCGATTCTTCTAATGAATGTGAAGTTGGATATTTCTTTTTCTAGCTCTGGGACAGACTCTTTGATCTCTGAGATAGTTCCCTTCAACTGATTTTCTAACTCTGGAAAGTATTCGATCATCTGCCATGTCAGAGATGTTAGATCATTCTCGTTGACCATTTGCCGCAGTTTGTTTATTACACCCTGATCCATGTAGTTTCTTTCCAGAGTTTCATCTGTCATTGAATCAAACTGTGACCAGTTTTTGATACTGTCAAACTTGTCCTTGTACTTCTCCCAATCTTCTTTTATACGAGGCAAGTCTTTGTAGAACTTATCCACTAAGACATCAAAGACCACCTTGTGCATCTTGTAAACATATCTTTCTTTGTAAAATTCATAGATGCCATCTACGTCTTTATTCCAATACAAAGATTCATCGCCCTCTAATAACAAGGGGTCAGTGGGAAAATCTGCAAGAAATTTTTTGTGCATAGAAATCAGATCACCATCAAGTTCTTTGATAGTTTCTAGGTGTCGTGATTCTATTTGTTTCACAAACGGTTGATATGCGTTTGCGTCATTGATCAACGTATCAATTCTATCCGTGTGTTTGTTCTTTGTGAAAAAGTTTTCTGGGAACTTGGGCATCCACAGTCTTTCAAACTCATTCTTACCATACCAGTGTATCAGTATGTTGTAGTCCTTTACTGCGGCTGGTTTGAAAAATTTCTGAACACTTTTGTTTGGCACAACAGGGACATCAAAGATACAAAACTTGGCGTCTTCTCTGTACAGATGTTCTGTCAAATTGTCTGGGTATGACTGGCCTCTGTTGTAAGAGTAGACCCAATCCGATGGTAGGAAAGACCAGTAGTTGTCACCAACCACATCGTGTTCGCGGTAGGGGTAATAGTTGTCAGTTCCCTTCCAGAATGTTTTGAACACGGTGTCTTTGTGTTTGAGAACATCATTGTAAATCTTTTCACCCTCATCATTGCACCACAACATGACACTGGAGTTGTAAAGACTGCCGCGAATGTCTTTGAATCTCCGGTCATTTAACACATTGGGGTCTTCCCAATTAGAATATAACATGTGAGGTGTGGCAGATAGTTCAAATATCTCATCAATGTTGTTCTGGATCACAACGTCCAAGTCCAGATAACAGAATGGGCCCTTGGTTCGTAACCAATGGTGGGAGTTGAGAACAAGAAACTTTGCTCGATCCCAACAATAGTTTTCTCGGCCAAACCAGTAGTCCGGATGCAGGGGATCGACTTTGGGTATTGATCGAATGGTTATACCTTTGTCGATACCATCTGAATCATCGGTGTAACATATAAACTTATGACGCTTAGTATAGTTCTGTTGAACCATTTTGCGTAAGTTGTTTACATACTCTGCTGAATACTTGTTACCCCATTTTATGCAGAGAAAGTGCATCATAATATTTTTGTCTCAAGTTATGTCTTACTTCTTCTTGACCATTCAAAAGAACAATCGGATACTCAGGTTTTATCTGATGAGCTCTAGGCGCGACATCAGTTTCAACATCAACCCCACCAAGAAAAGAATATATCAATCCTCTCGGGAAAACACTCCCGAGAATATTCTCATGATATAAAAACCTATCGTCTCCACAGTATTTAGTCATGAAGTATTGATCTTGTTTTGAAAAGGTATCGTAAATATATTTTGCGTTTCTATCTCTCCAAGCCATGACGCTGGAGTTATACATACCTTTCCATTTTTGCATCCACGGATCATTTTCTGATCCCGCGCCTCTGTACTTAGAGTCTGGATTGTGTTTGCGATTTGTAGTTGTCATCCTATCATCTTTCCAGTAGGTATAACAGATTGTTGGTCGAAAACACCAATCAAATAATTTATTCAAACCATCCTGTATTATAACATCTAAGTCTAGGTAAAGGCAATCCCCAACCCAATCGTGTTGAAACATTTTTATTTTTTCCCAGTGACCATCCGGCTCTTCTATTCGGATTTGTTTTATTTCTGGGCGTAGATGTTTTGAGTTTTGATCGTCAATGAGGCAGACATGATTATAGTTCTCCGTTGCATCATAAATACGGTGAACATCTTCAACATCATATTTGTCTCCGTAAAGGAGAGTTACTATCGTTTTCAAGGTAATCATTCCATCTTATAAATAGTATTTAGACACAGAGGAAAACGTCATGACTGTCAAGACCACAAAAAATTTAGTGATAGATCAAGGTTCTACTTTTAGTGCTACTATATCTGTAACCACAGACGGATCGACTGCAAAGACATTAACTGGATATACCACAACTGGCCAGATCAGAAAGTCTTACGGTAGTAGCACTGCTACAGATTTTACTACCTCTCAGGTAGATGGTACGGGTGTGATAACAATATCACTGACCGCAACACAAACCGGCGCACTAAAAGCTGGTAGATATGTCTACGATGTAGAGATTGCAAATTCACCAGAAGTCATTCGTGTAAGAGAGGGTATCATAACCGTTACTCCACAAGTTACACGATAAGTATTTATAATGTCAAAAGAACTCTCTAAATTCTTTGCTGCGATTGCTGAGGAAAAGAAAAAATCCAAAGCAAAAACCAAGCAGCGCTCAAAGAAATCTGAGGATTTTGTAAAACAGTTCTCCGAGGAGTTTGCCAAACTAAAAGAACAAGAAGAACAACACAAAAAAGATGTCGCTGCTATGGAGGCATTTTTGACTCAACCTTCTCCACCCAAACCAGAACCAGAATATGAGGAAGACACTGGTGAGGATGAAGGCAAAATGATCTACAGTGGATCGTGGGAAGAACCAGAACCCGATCCAGAACCAGAGTTGATACCCGATACTCCTCTACAAGAACAAGCTCTGGAATACTTGAAGACCAAGAAGAAAGAGATTGCTGAAGAATCTGCCGAAGTAGAGTCAATCAAGAAACAGATTCAAGACCTCAAGAAAAATATCAATAGTCTAAGTCTTGCCCAACAGGGTATGGGTGGCGGTGGTGCCGTAAATATCAGAGACATGGATGATGTTGATATCTCTACTGCTCTTGTAAATGGCAAGTTTTTAAAATACAATTCTTCTACTGGTAAGTTCATCGGTGCTGATGCGGCAGGAGGAGACAGTGATGAGGCTGCGATACTAGACAACGCTGGAACACCAGAACTCGCAACGGGGATAACTGCCGCAGAGATAAGAACTCTGATAGGGGCAGGAACTTCTAGTTTCGATGGTGCTTATGGTTCACTATCAGGTAGACCAACAATTCCTGCTGCACCAGCTCTTGAAGATAACTCTGGGACTCCTGCTCTCGCCACTGGTATCACTGCCGCTGAGGTGAGAACTGCTATCGGTGCGATTGATGACTACACAGTAACTCAGTCGGATGTCACTGCCCACCAAGCTGCACTATCTATCACCGAGTCTCAGATCAGTGACTTGCAGACTTATGCTCTTGCTAGTTCTGTGAGTAATGTGACAAATGAAAGTAAGGCCACTATGTTTACTAGTGCGGCTCTGACAGGAACACCAACTGCTCCCACCGCAAACGCTGGAACAAACACTACCCAAGTTGCCACTACTGCCTTTGTTGAAACAGCAACTGCGAACCTTGTTGATTCTGCGCCCGGAACATTAAATACTTTGAATGAACTTGCAGCTGCTTTGGGTGACGATGCAAACTTTTCAACTACTGTTACCAACAATATCGCAACCAAAGCACCACTCGCAAGCGCTGCTTTGACGGGAACACCTACCGCTCCAACCGCCTCAACAGGCACAGATACTACTCAAATAGCCACTACTGCCTTTGTAAAACAGGAGATAGACGCACTCAAGGCCTTGCTATACGCTTACGACCAATCCTAAACATTATAAATAATGGCACTATAAACCTTTTTTGGGAGTTCTAACATGGCTTTGTCAACAAGACAGGAACTCATTGATTATTGTCTACGAAGATTGGGACAACCCGTCATCGAAGTCAATGTTGATGATGACCAAGTTTCAGACCGGATTGACGATGCCCTCCAACACTGGAATGAATATCATTTCGATGGCACAGAAAGAACATACGTTAAACATAAATTAACTGGTTCTACTCTAACTCTTACCGGCAGTGCAACTTTCACAGCAGGGGAGACCATTACTGGTGGGACATCTGGAGCGAAAGCAACGGTTCATACAAGTAGTTCTGGAACCTCTGTGATCTACGAAAAGACTAGAACTGCTGCTCCGTTTGAAGCAGGAGAAACAATTACGGGTGGTGATTCTGGAACCACCGCTACAATCAGTAGCATATCGAAAGGCGATATAGAAAACGGATTCATTACTGTTAGCAACAACATTCTCAACATTGTGAGAGTATTTAAGTTTGGTGCGATTGTCGGTTCTAAGTCGGATGGTCTATTCGATGTGGACTATCAGTTTGCACTGAACGATCTGTACAACTTACTCTCTGCTGACATCACATACTATGCGATGACAAAAACGCATATGACTACGTTGGAACAGATGTTCCGAAATGAAAGACAGATTCGGTGGAACAGAAAGACAAACAAGTTACACATAGATGCCGATCTATCAGAGACATACGACATAGATGATTATGTTGTCGCAGAAGCTTACGCTATACTAGACCCCTCTACATATACTGAGGTATATGATGACATGTTCTTGAAAAGATATGCTACTGCATTGATCAAGAGACAGTGGGGAGAGAACTTGAAAAAGTTTGCTGGTATTCAGATGCCTGGCGGGGTCACTCTGAATGGCGATCAAATTTATCAAGAAGCAATAGCAGAAATTCAGTCTATTGAAGAAGAAATGCAATTGAAATATGAACTACCCCCAACTTTGATGGTAGGATAACATGGCGACCAACGTCTACTTTCAATCAGGCCTAACCTCTGGCACAACCAATGAACAACGACTAGTTGAAGATTTGGTTATCGAAAGTCTGAAGATATATGGACATGACGTATTCTATCTTCCAAGGACTGTCGTAAACAGAGATACTATCTTTGATGAGGACGCACTGTCTTCATTCACTCAAGCGTACCCGATAGAAATGTATCTTGAGAATGTAGAAGGATATGAAGGTCAGGGAGACCTGTTCTCAAAATTTGGTATTGAGATCAGAGATCAGGCAACCTTTGTGTTGTCTAAGAGACGTTGGGAACAATTAGTAGACACCACCGGAGGAACATTCCAACTAGAAGCTAGGCCTGCTGAAGGTGATTTGATTTATTTTTCTAAGACCGGATCAGTATTTGAAATTAAATTTGTAGAGTTTCAAAATCCCTTCTATCAACTTGGTAAAATCTATGTGTTCAAGTTGCAGTGCGAACTCTTTGAATACTCTTCAGAAACTATCACAACTGGTATCACAGACCTTGACAGTGTTGAAGATGATAATAGTTTGGATATGTTGGAGTTCCAGTTTACTTTGGAGAACGGAGACAAACTACAATTAGAAGATCGTTCATCCCTCATTCTGGAAACATACTCTACGCAGAAGTCTAATGCTAATACAGATAATGCAGACTTTGATGTCTTGCAAGTTCAAGATGCTATTGTTGACTTTACAGAAATCAACCCATTTGGTGAGTTAAGATAATGTTTAATAATCAACAATTTTATCACAAACACACAAAGAAAGCAATCATTGCTTTCGGAACTATTTTTAATAGTATTAACATTCGTAGACTAGACTCTTCCGGTAATCTGGCTCAGTCTATCAGAGTTCCTTTGGCTTACTCACCAAAACAAAAGTTCCTCTCTAGGATTGCACAAATACCCACCGCAGAAACGAGAGGTGAGGTTGCGATTACATTGCCAAGAATGGGATTTGAGATACTGGGTTTTAACTTTGATGCAACAAGAAAACTGTCGCCGGTTCAAAAAACCATATCGGTTGGATCGGAACAGGCAGCAAATACATATAGGAGGTCTTTTGTTTCCACTCCATATGATATGCAAATGGGTTTATATATCTTTGCAAAAAACCAAGAAGATGCGTTGCAAATTGTAGAACAAATTTTGCCATATTTTAATCCAGACTTTAGTGTGACAGTCAATGACCTACCAGAGCTAGGAATCAAAAGAGACATCAAGATTGTCATGGATAGTGTTGCCTTTGAAGATGACTATGAAGGCGATTTTGATTCTCGCAGAAGTATCATATGGACAATGACGTTCACAATGAAACTAAACTACTATGGATTTGTTGGAAACCAAGGATTTATCAAGAAGTCTATTGCTAAGACATACGAAAACTCAGACATGTTAGGCCCACATATAAAAAATCAGTTTGAGGTTAGACCCACGGTTGCATCAGGAACCGCCACTGTTGCTGGTGGATCACTCACCGGAATTACCCTAGACTACGGTGGCGAAGGATACAGTGACGCAAGTCCACCGAATATAACTATAGATGGAAATGCTCGAGCTCACTCAGAAACAACAGGTGGTGTAGTGACTAAGATTGTCATTGATGATGCTGGATCGGGATATGTGACTGCCCCTACAGTTACATTTGAAAACCCACCAGACTTCAATGCGAATCCAACCAAAGATGATCCATACAGATTCATCGAAGAGTTTGAACAGGTTTATGAATAATGAGTAGAAATAAAGTATTTGATGCGTTGGACAAAACGTTCCAAACCATGCCAACGGAGTCAAACCCCGTGAAACCGCCAGCGCTGAGTGATAAGAATGATGTCAATACAGACTTTCGTAAGGCAAGGGAGACCCTTGAAAAGGCCATGTCATATAGTGAACAGGCCGCAGAGGGTATTTTGAATGTCGCTATGAGTAGCGATAACCCTCGTGCCTATGAGGTTGCCGGTCAGATCATCAAGACGATGGGTGAACAGGCAAAAGATATGATGGAGGTTCAAGAGAAAAAACATCGCATAGACGATAAGACGGGTGACACTCAACCCAGAATTCAAACGCAAAACAATGTTGTTTTTGCTGGAACCACAAGTGATATCTTGAAAGCAATTCGTGATGAGGAATCAAAGACAATAGAACATGAACCAGATTGATACTTCCTACCATGGCAATCCCAATCTAAAACCAGTTGGATATCAACACGATTTTACAAAGAAACAGTTAGAAGAATTTGTAAAATGTGCGAAAGACCCAATTTATTTTATTGAGAACTACTGTAAGATTGTGACCTTGGACAAGGGGTTGCAACCTTTCAAACTATATGATTGTCAAAAAAGAAAAGTAGATTTCATCATGAATAATCGAAAGACTATTCTGATGGAGGGCAGACAGCAGGGTAAGACTGTTACTGCGGCCGCGTGTATTTTACACTATACTATTTTCCAAGACAATAAAATGGTTGCCATTATGGCAAACAAAACTGCCGCTGCTCGTGAAGTTCTGAACAGATATCAGATCATGTATGAAAATCTGCCTATCTGGATGCAACAAGGTGTCAAGACATGGAACAAAGGTGACGTTGATCTGGAGAATGGGTCACGAGTATTCACCTCTGCAACCACAACATCTGGTATTCGTGGTAAGTCAGTCAACTGGTTGTATATTGATGAGGCAGCGATCATACCAAATAACATAGCAGAAGAGTTTTTCGCATCTGTATATCCTACAATTTCTGCTGGTGAAACTACTAAGATTCTTTTGACATCCACGCCGTTGGGATACAATCATTTCTGGAAGTTCTGGAATGAGGCAGAAAAGGGAACCAACGGATTTGATAATATGTTCATTCACTACACGGAGATTCCAGGCCGTGATGATGCGTGGGCGGAGGAACAGTTCAAACTTCTAGGTGAGATCAAGTATAATCAGGAAGTCTTATGTGAGTTCTTGGGATCGACCAACACCCTGATCAGTGGTAAAGCATTGTCGATTATGTCATCCAAAGAGATTGTCTATAAGAAAGATGGACTAGACATATATGAAGAACCTCAAAAAAATAAATACTATGTGATAGCTGCTGATACCTCAAGGGGAATCGGTGGGGACTACTCTGCATTTGTCGTAGTGGATATCACAGAAATGCCGTTTAGGGTGGTCGGGAAGTACAGAGATAATAAAGTTTCTCCACTTCTATATCCAGATTTTATCTCTCGCGTTGCGGGTGACTATAATAATGCGTATGTCTTGATTGAAAATAATGATATAGGTCAACAGGTAGTAGATATATTGCACCAAGAACTAGAGTACGAAAACATTTTCAGTACGGTGCAAGAGAAGAACAAACAGTATGTATCGCCAGGCTTTGGTAAGTCAACGACTCTCGGTGTCAGAACATCAAAAGCAGTCAAGAGACAGGGATGTTTATCACTAAAAAGTTTGGTAGAAGAGACAAAGTTTTTAATTTGGGATGCTGACTGTATTAATGAATTATCTACATTCGTGGAAAGAGGTGGATCATTTTCTGCGGATGAGGGATATCACGACGATTTGGCCATGTGCATGGTTTTGTTTGCATGGCTTACTACTAACACTTTCTTCAAAGATTTAACTAATGTTGACATCAGAGAGGGACTGTATAATGCCGAGATGAGGTCGATACAAAACGATCTCACACCGTTTGGGTTTGTTGAGGATGGACTTGAACCGGAGGCAGAAGTGATTGATGGTGACTACTGGATGTGGGCCAACGAGAGAAAAGATTTTTTATAAATAATTCTCAGGAACAACTATTTATTAGTAATAAAACCGAAATACGAAGGAGAACAACATGGCTTTCCAGATTTCACCTGGCGTCTTAGTACAAGAGAAAGACCTTTCCAACGTTGTCCCAGCAGTTGCTACTACTATTGGGGGCATTGTCGGGGATTTTCAATGGGGGCCGGTTCATGAGATTACATCAATTGATTCGGAAAATAATCTTGTAGAACGCTTTGGTAAACCAACTCAAAGTGTCTACTATGATTTTATGACCACTGCAAGTTTCTTGGCATATGGATCAAACGCTCTCGTTGTACGAGAGGTTGACGTTGATACGGCCAGAAACGCAAAAAGTACCGGAACTGCAATTCTGGTCAAGAACGAAGATGACTACGATTCTAAAACAAGTAGTGCTTTAGACGCAGTAGGGCCTTGGACTGCAAAATATCCAGGCACCCTTGGTAACAGTTTGAAAGTATCTATTGCAGATAAATTTTCTGCAACCAATACAAGTATCGCTTCAATTGCACTTAACGCTACGGATAGTGCTGGTGACAGAACTACTGCAACCGTAACAATCGCTGCTCCTGATTTGACAACTGCGTTGGGTGGTATTACCGCGACTGCAACCGCTACTATTGCTGGTGGTAACGTGACCGCAATCACAGTTACAAACCCAGGCTTTGGATACGCAAGTGCGCCGGCAGTTACCGTTACCGTTGATGGTACTGGTACTGTTGCTGCAACCGCAACTCGTAGCACTAAGTGGACTTACACGGACGATTTTGATTCTGTGCCTGGCACTAGTGACTGGGCTGCAGACAATAGTTCTAGTAATGACGAACTAAATATCATCATTATTGATGAAGATGGTGAGATCACTGGTACTGCTGGAACTATTCTTGAAAAGTTTGCAGGAGTATCTAAGGCATCTGACGCAAAAGATGATGTCAACCAAACTAACTACTACAAGAATGTAATTAACAATCGTTCTAAGTGGGTTTGGTGGGCAGGACATCTTACAACTGGAACCAACTGGGGAACTTCATCTGCCGGTGGTACTGATTTTGCTAAGATGGACGTAAATGATGCACAACAAAGCATTTCACTCACTGGTGGTATAGATGATGCGCCGGAGGCAGGCGATCTCCAAAGTGGATATGGTTTGTTTTCAAACGACGAACTCGTTGACGTATCGTTGATCATGAACTCTGCTCACAGTGCTACTGTTGGTGATTATATCATCGACAATGTATGTGATGTTCGCAAAGATTGTCTTGTATTCCTTTCTCCGCAACGAGCAAGTGCAGTTCTAAACGAAGGTGCTGAGGCTACTACCATTGTCGGGGCTCCCGAACTTGGTGCGTACACTCGTTCTTCTTTCGCTGTAATGGACAGTGGATGGAAGTACATGTATGACAAGTACAACGACAGATACGTTTACGTTCCTCTGAATGGTGACGTTGCTGGTACATGTGTTGTTACTGACAATGCAGATGACCCTTGGTTCTCTCCCGCTGGATTTAACCGTGGTGTCATTAAGAACGCAGTAAAACTTGCTTGGTCTCCCAAGAAGGCAGACAGGGATACACTGTACAAGAATGGTGTAAACCCCGTAATTAATTCGCCTGGGGCTGGTATAGTTTTGTTTGGTGACAAGACTCTACTCGCGAAACCATCTGCGTTTAACCGAATCAACGTGCGCCGTCTGTTTATCGTCCTTGAGAAGGCGATTGCAACTGCTGCTAAATTCCAGTTGTTTGAGTTCAACGATGCGTTTACAAGGGCACAGTTTGTTGCGTTGGTTGAACCGTTCTTGCGTGATGTTCAAGGACGTAGGGGTATCTATGACTTCCGAGTTGTCTGTGACGAAACGAATAATACTCCACAGGTTATTGACTCTAACGAGTTTAGGGCTGATATTTTCGTTAAACCTGCTAAGTCGATCAACTTCATCACTCTGACGTTTATTGCTACCAGAACTGGTATCTCGTTTGAAGAACTTGGCGCTTAATAGAGTAGATAAATAACAGACAAACTTAGGAGAAAGTTAGATGAATATCGAAGAGTTTAAGGCAAGACTTGGCGCCGGTGGTGCAAGGCCTAATCAGTTCCGAGTGAAACTCGCGTTTCCCGGCTACGTGACTGGCGTTGACCCATCTTATAGTCTGCTTGTAACTGGCGCCGCACTACCAGCATCCAACGTAAACCCCGCGATTATCCAGTACAGAGGTCGTGAGGTGAAGTTGGCTGGTGAAAGGATTTTTGATCCTTGGACTATTACGGTAGTCAACGATTCCGAATTCAGTCTGCGAGCCCCCTTTGAGGCTTGGATGAACGGAATGAATGATCGGGAAAGTAATGAAGGTATTCTTACACCTTCTGACTATCAAGTAGATATTGTAGTAGAACATTTAGATCGTAACGATGCAGTGCTGCCAGGCGGTGTATACACCTTGCGTAATGCGTTCCCGATCCAGATGTCTGAAATTGCATTGAACTATGCACAGAATGATATTTTTGAAGAATTCACGGTGACTTGGCAATACACACACTACGATGTGAACTAAGTCTCGGTGTTGGGATAAATTATGGAATTATTTGGATACGAAATTAAGCGATCCAAAACATCCCAAGGAGAGAAATCTTTTGTCGCTCCTACGGATGATGGATCGCTTGAGTCGATAAAGGCTGGTGGTTATTACGGAACCTACTTTGATATAGAAGGTACTGCCAATAACGAGAGCCAGTTAATAAAAAGATACAGAGACATCTCCATGATGGGAGATGTTGATGCCGCGATTGAAGATGTAGTCAATGACTCTATCAGCAATCTGGAAGATGAGAAACCCGTTGTACTCGACCTTGATAATGTTAGTTTGGCTTCAAGTGTAAAGAAGGCCATCAATGAAGAGTTCAACAATATATTATCTATCTTGGACTTCAACTCTAGGGCCCAAGATTACTTTAGACGATGGTATATTGACGGAAGAATTTACTTCCACAAAGTTATTGATATGGATAGTCCGAAAGAGGGACTAAAAGACATTCGATACGTTGACCCAAGGAAAATCCGGAAGGTCAGAGAAGTAAAGAAAGAAAAAGACAAAAAGACTCAGGTAACACTGGTCAAAGACGTAAATGAATATTTTGTTTTTGATGAAAAAGGAATTGCCTTAAATAGTAGTCAACAATATAAAACAGATGTTGTAAATGACAAGGCAATCAAGGTTAGCAAGGACGCGGTATGTTATTGCACATCTGGTCTAATAGATCAAGATAAAAACATACCACTATCTTTTCTTCATAAAGCGATTCGCCCTGCTAACCAATTGAGAATGATGGAGAACGCAGTGGTGATTTATCGTATCACTCGCTCCCCAGAAAGACGAATTTTTTATATAGATGTTGGTAATCTGCCCACAGGTAAGGCGGAACAATATCTAAAAGATGTTATGAATCGGTATCGTAACAAATTGGTTTACGATTCTGATACCGGAGAAATCCGAGATGACAAAAAGTTTATGTCAATGCTTGAAGACTTCTGGTTGCCACGAAAAGAAGGTGGACGAGGAACAGAAATTCAAACATTGCCAGGCGGCCAAAATTTAGGTGAGATTGAAGACGTAGTTTACTTTCAGAAGAAACTATATCAATCACTGAATGTTCCGGTCTCTCGACTAGAACAACAGGCAGGACTTAACTTTGGACGATCTGCGGAAATTACAAGGGATGAACTTAAATTTACCAAGTTCATTTCTAAACTGAGGAAAAGGTTCGCCGGTGTCTTTGATGATTTACTCAAGACACAGTTGATTCTCAAAGGAGTAATCCGAGAAGACGAGTGGCCTCAAATCAGAGAAGACTTAATGTATAAGTTTGCTTCAGACGCATACTATACCGAGTCAAAAGAACAAGAAGTTTTGAGAAGTAGAGTGGAAATACTGAACAGTGTCGCACCGTATGTAGGACAATTGTTCAGTAAAGAGTACGTTCAAAAGAACATTTTGCGTTTAACGGATGACGAAATTGCTTTGATGGATCAGCAGATCGGTGCTAGTCAACCAGAAGATAATGTAGTAGGAGATAATAATGAGTGAAGAAGCTGAAAACATTGAATTGGAAGTATCAGATGAGGTAACGCCTCAAGATTCCATCAGGAACATGATGGATAAGTGGGCTGATGGTGACCTTACTGGTGCTCAAGACGAATTCTATAGTATCATGAACAAACGTGCGGATGACATGCTCGCTGTCCGAAAGGCAGAAGTTGTCCCGCAAGT